CGCCCTCCCGATTTCATCATCGGTGACAACTATTGTCGCCGATGGTGGCTTGTTCCGCGCAATAGATTCTTCAATGTCTATCTGCACCATTTTTTGCATTCCGACGACGATAGGGCGTTGCACGATCATCCGTGGTTCAATGTCTCTATCATTCTGCGTGGCACCTATACCGAACACACTGTCGGCGCAAAAAAGGTTTATAGCGCCGGCTCGATCAGGTTCCGCAAAGCCACAACGCCGCATCGCGTTGAGCTTCACGCCGGCCCGTGCTGGACATTGTTTCTCACCGGACCGAATGTCAGGGAATGGGGCTTCCACTGCCCTAACGGCTGGCGGCACTGGCGCGAATATGTCGATATGCGAGACAGCGGCAGGATAGGGAGGGGATGTGATTAAATGAGATTACCTTTTGGACTTGAATGGGTTCCACAGCGAGCGCCACAGCCATCAAAGGATTGGGCCGGTTCCGAATCCTTCGTGGACTGGACTGTGAACGAAATAGATTTTGTTTCGAATGCCATTCGCAGCCACGGTCAGCCGGAAAGTGATGGATTCCGTAAAATTGCTCGTGTTGCCCTTAACACACTTCGAGGTGGCTCTGCAGTCGAACTTGTGGCACGCGCGATCGAAGCGAGCGAAAATCCCGGTTGCGATCCTGATCGGCCTATTCAGGGAGGTCACTATCTGCACGGGATGCCATACTGGTGTATGTGGGTTGAATACGCGCGCCCGGCCGTTGCTGCGATTATCGCTCGTGCCAGAAAATCGAACACGGACTAGGCGTATGGCTAAGAAAACAAAGTGGCAAAAAAATCCGCGCCACGTCCAACAAATCGACTTTGAGGCGGAGGTTAAAATAGAAACCGCTCTTGCGTTGCTGCTATTCACCGGACGACGATCGGTATGGGTTCCAAAGTCAAAAGTAAGAGACAACAATGACGGCACGTTCACAATGGCAAAATGGCGCTCGGTAGTATTGAGGTTGTTTTGATGCCGCTTAAAGGAATACTTAGATGATGAATCCTCTCAAACTTGATAACAAAAAACAAATTTTCTTTTATGAACAGGATCACTATTATTTGTCTAACTTCTCCGCATTCACGCTGCAATGGAAAGGATGGCGCTTCGACACATCAGAGGCGGCCTACCAATGGGAGAAGTTTGCTTACATGAACAACGCAAATCAGCATGAATGTAACATTTGTTACGCTATCCGATGGGCTGACTCGGCACATAATGCCTTCAAGATCGCAGAATCAAACAAATTTTCTATCTCTCCTAGTTGGAATAAAGATAAGTTGGAAGTCATGCGGATGATCCTTCGTGAAAAAGCTAATCAGCACGAATACGTGCGCCGTAAGATTCTTCAAACAGGTGACCTCGAATTGATCGAGAATAGCTGGCGCGACAATTTTTGGGGTTGGGGTCTGAATCGAGATGGGCAGAATATGCTTGGAAAAATATGGATGGAAATTCGATCTGAATTATGTGCCTCACTCAATGATGGTAAATCGGCAGGGAAAAAATAAAATGGGCCGCGTTCTCGCATCAATGTCCGAAACTGCGCTGCAAGCGCACATTGTATGCTTGCTCGAATCCTACGGTCGGCATGATATCGAATGGCACGCCGTTCCAAATGGGGAAAAGCGAAACAAGAAAACCGCATGGCTGCTGAAGCTGACCGGCGTAAGGGCGGGCGTGGCTGATTTAATGTTTTTGATCGATGGCAAGCCGATTGCGCTTGAACTAAAAACGGAAGTAGGCAAACAATCGTCCGCACAATCCGAATGGCAGGAACGATTTGAACGCGCTGGCGGTCAGTACTTCATCGCCTTCGGGATTGATCAAACCATCGGGGTTCTAAACTCAATCGGAGCGTTCCGGCATAGGATCGTTAATTCGAATCCAAGTGAGGATTGATTTATGCGTCTGGGAGAACTCATCGGATTGGCGCGTGAATGTAAAGGATTTACTTTGCGCGATCTAGAGAAGATCAGCGGAGTGTCTAATTCTCTGATTTCTCAAATTGAAACAGGAAAAGTAAAAGACCCAGGATTTTCGATTGTCGTTCGCCTTGTTGATGCACTTGGGACCACACTTGATAGGGCGGCGACATATGAGCGTGCAAAATGGAACGCGCAATTATGAAGGTCATCGTCTGCGGCGGCAGAACCTATAGCGACCGCAGTGCCGTGTTTGGTGCTCTTGATGCGCTTCGCCAACGTGTGCCCTACAAGACACTGATTATTATCCAAGGCGGATCAACCGGCGCCGATGCACTCGCACGCGAATGGGCGACTGCCCGCATCCAGTCTTGTGCGAACGCCCCCGCGGACTGGCGGCGCTACGGCCGCGCCGCAGGACCGCTCCGCAATCAAGAAATGATCGACAACTACAATCCGCAACTCGTCATGGCCTTTCCGGGCGGTTGCGGCACGGCCGACATGGTGCGGCGCGCACGCGCCAAGGGCATCGAAGTAATCCAGCCCGCACCAGATAACGTAAACAACGACGACGAATTCAAGTGAGGATAGAGTAGGGGCACAGCCCCCTTGATGGCACCTCCGTTCCCCGCTCTTTCCTCTCCTGTTCAACAAGGGGACGGTCCATCGAAAGGAAGATTGAGTCATGGCGATAAAAATAAGCGACCTACGTAGAATACAAGGCAACGATCCACCTCGCATTCTGCTCTACGGCCCGGAGAAAAGCGGCAAAACTTCGCTCGCAACCGAATTTCCTTCTCCTGTGTTTTTGCAAACAGAGGAAGGCACCGGGACGCTTCAGCTCGATACCTTTGGCAAGCTCACTAGCTTTGCTGACATGATGGATGCAATCTCGTCTCTCTACGAGGAAGATCACCAATTCAAGACCGTGGTAGTCGATAGCATCACCGCGCTACAAACGCTCGTCTACGCCGAAACCGGCGAACGCGGCGATGACAAAGGAAATAAGAAGGCTCGTATCGAGGACTTCGGTTATGCGCGTGGCTATACTTATGCGCTTATCGTCTGGCAGGAATTCCTAGACGGCCTCATGGCGCTACGGCGCGACCGCGGAATGATGGTCGTTCTCATAGCTCATTCGAAAGTCGAACGGTTCGATGATCCTGAAACGGTCGCCTACTCACGCTATGAAATAGACCTACACGACAAGGCCCGCGATTTGTTCAAACGCGAAGTTGACGTTATCCTGCTCCTGAAGCCAGACGTTACGATCAAAAACGAAGATCAAGGATTTAACAAAACTCGTGCCAGGGCAGACGGCGGGAGAACGGTATGGATGAATACCAGTTCGCGTCCAGCCTACGCGGCCGGCAATCGTTACGACCTACCGGAAAAAATTCTCTACGAACGCGGCAAGGGTTATGAAGCGCTGGCCGCCGGGTTGCCCGGAGGGCCGATCGAAAAGCCCGCTACTAGCCGCAAGGCTGCTAAAGTCGTCGCCTAACCACTCAAATCACAAAGGAACATTCCATGGCTGATCTCGACGAAGAATTCAATCCCGCTGATGTGCCGGAAGATGATCACACATTTGAGCCTATTCCCGCCGGGGACTATCAAATGCAAGTCATCGAAAGCGATATCAAGCCGACCAAGGCCGGGACCGGCGAACAACTCATCCTCACGCTCGAAATACTCGACGGCCCGATGGCCAAGCGGAGGATTTGGGACAGGCTCAATATCAGAAACCAAAATCCCGACGCACAACGGATCGCGCAACGCTCGCTGGCCGATCTCTGTCTTGCCCTCAATATTTCGGCACTGCGAAATACCGAGGAACTGCACTTCAAACCCTTCGTCGGAAAGGTTACGATCAAGCAAGACAAAACCGGGCAGTATGGCCCGCAGAACGTCGTGCGGTACAAGTCCCGCGGCGGTCAGCCGCCGGAACGAGCGGCTGCACCGGCATCAAGGCCAGCGGCCGCCAAGCCTGCCGCTGCTCCTGCAAAGCCGGCCGGCAACGCGAGGCCGTGGGCGGCGCGAACCTAAAACCCCCGAGAGCGGCCTAGCCGCTCTCACTTCAAATCTTCCGTTGTGAGAAAACTATCCTAGGATGGTAAGGGGATTATCATGCCTGAATTACCGGAGCCAATACCGCATACGATAGAGGCCATTTACAAGGCGCTTGCCGCTACAGCACGCGGAAGCGATAGCCGCGGTGTCCCAATGTCTGATGTGGCGAATGAATGTGAGCGTGCTATATGGATGAAACTTCGTTGGGCGTGCCCGCCGGAAGAAATCACCGGGCAGAAGCAACGCCGGTTCGGTACTGGCTTGCGCGAGGAGGAGCGGCTCCTCGACGATCTTGTGGCGGCCGGCATTCAAGTCGAGCGGGTAGACCCCGCAACCGGCACTCAATTCCGTGTCGAGCTAGCTAACGGCTGGCTGCGTGGTCGCATGGATGGCCGTGCAACCGGCATTCCAGAAGCACCTAAAACTATGCACGTTGTCGAGATAAAAACTCACAACGATCGAAGTTTCAAAGACTTGATTAAAAAGAAACTGCAAGCCAGCAAGCCCGACCACTATGCGCAATGTCAGGCATATTGTCATGCAGAGCATCTAACAAGGTGTCTCTATCTCGCGGTGAACAAAAACACCGACGAACTATACGCCGAACGTGTTGAGTACAACGCCGTTTACGCATTGCAGCTTGAGGCCAAGGTGTCTCGCATTGTCAACTCCGATCGCGCGCCGCCGCGGTTGTTTGAAGATCCTACAGCAAAGAACGCATATCCTTGCGGATGGTGTTCTGCATTTGCCCAATGTCATGAGAAGGCTTTCGCGCGCCGGAATTGCCGTACCTGCATTTCCGCTTCATTCGAAGACGGCGCTAACGTGCGATGTGCCTTCTTTAACAAAATCCTGTCCTATGACGAGCAACAGCGGGGCTGCGACAATCATTTGTATCTGCCGTCGTTAGTTCCAGCAGAACAAATCGACGCAAGCGAAGCCGATCGGACTATCACTTATCGTCTTGTCTCGGGTGAAACTTGGATGGATGGAAAGGAATAATGCCATGAAACGTATTGAAACCCGTTGCGATAATATCGAATGGGATAAAATACTGCAAGAAGTACAAACTAAGCTGAATTATTTGCGCTTGGTGTGGAAAATATCAGAGCGTGATTGTAATCCTGAATTACATCGAAAGATGGTTGAGGATTTATACGTTCCGGCCCTTGAGAAGCTGGCTGAATTTTGTCTCTGCATACAGGATGACGGGGTTTCAGGTGAAACATGGGTTGAGAGTAAAGCCAAATGGTTGACCTTGTAGGAACGTGTCTAAAGGGATTTTGGGAAGAATGGATAGCCGAAGGCGATGCGGCCGGCGATCCTGAAAGCGGTCAAGAATATGGATGGTTTACTAAGCATATCTATCGCTCACTTATAAAACCCGGTGATCGGTTCTATATCGTGGCACACGGCAAACTTCGCGGCTGGTCGCCCGTGACTAGCCTATGGGGGGAATGGGGAATCATTCGCAAGGGCAACGCGGTGGCCTGTACCATAGACGAACACATACGCGGCTTTCGCGGACTTCGTAAACGATGGTGGGATAGGGAAATTGAACGGCCGTTTCCAGATTGGAGGGTGCCATGACCAACTATGAATCCTTTCTCGCAACTAAAATTGCCGAAGCACATCCGAAAGGACTTGATGAGATACCGCCGCTCCCGAGTGCACTGCGGCCGTTTCAACGCGATATCGTCGTTTGGGCTCTACGCCTAGGACGGGCGGCGATCTTCGCCGGGACTGGGTTAGGTAAGACACTCCAGCAACTCGCGTGGGCGCAAGCGCTGGATAAGCCGGTACTCATCCTAACTCCGCTTGCCGTAGCGCAGCAAACAGTCGCAGAAGCGGCAAAATTCGGTATTCCTTCCGTCGCCTATGCGCTCGATCAGTCGCGTGTCGAAACAAAAATAGTCGTGACAAATTATGATCGGTTAGAAAAATTCGACCTTTCCGCGTTTGCGGGAATTGTACTTGATGAGTCGAGTATAATTAAGGCTCACGAGAGCAAAACTCGCCAGATTCTTATCGATCGTTGTCGTGGAATGCCTTATCGCCTTTGCTGCACGGCAACCCCTGCCCCAAATGATTATGTCGAGCTTGGCAATCACGCTGAATTCCTCGGCATCTGCACTCAAAAGGAAATGCTCTCGACTTGGTTCGTCCATGACGGCTCAATCCGGGCAACTAATTCAGCAAACCATGGGTCCAAGCCGGTTGCCGATTGGCGTCTGAAAGGCCACGCGGAAAAAGACTTTTGGCGATGGGTCTCGACTTGGGCCGTCATGATCAGGCATCCGCGCGATATCGGATATGAGGAACCGGGATACGATCTTCCGCCGCTGATCAAAAAACAAATCATCGTTCCAGTCGAATATCAGCCCTCACTAGAAACCGGACTGCTTTTCCCAATGGAGGCCAATACCCTATCCGAACGACTCGGCGCGCGGCGGGATAGTATCAGTTCGCGTGTCAAAGCGGCCGCTGATATTGTAAATGCAGCGAAGGATAGGCCATGGCTTATATGGTGCAATCTCAATACCGAATCGAGTGAATTGGCAAAGGCAATTCCTAACTCAGTCGAAGTCAGAGGAAGTGATCCATCAGACATGAAATCGAAAAGACTGCTTGGCTTTGCCAAGGGTGAATTTCGTGTGCTTGTTAGTAAGCCTTCTATCGCCGGATGGGGGATGAATTTTCAAAATTGCGCTGATATGGTTTTCGTCGGACTAAACGATAGCTTCGAGCAACTATACCAAGCCATACGGCGTTGCTGGCGATTCAAACAAACGCGTGAAGTAACAGCCTATCTAATCGCTTCTGAAATGGAAGGCGCGGTTGTCAGCAACCTTGAATTCAAGGAAGAGGCCGCCGAGCGCATGGCCGACTCGATGGCCGAATATATGAGCGATCTAAGCGCACGGTCATTGCGTACTGCAGCCGCCGTTCCACTCACCATGAAGCCACACCTCAAACAGATGGACATTCCGCAATGGCTATGAACGTCGCCGATCAGGCTTCAGGGGAGAACTTTCACGCATGGAATGGAGATTGTGTAACTGTCACTCGCGGCATTCCAGATGCGAGCATAGACTACACGATCTTTTCTCCTCCGTTTCAATCGCTTTACACTTTCTCAGACGATCCGCGCGATATGAGCAATTGCAAAACCGGACAGGAGTTTTTCGAGCACTTCAAGTTTCTGATAACAGAACTGTACCGCGTAACAAAGCCTGGCAGACTCGTATCCATCCACTGCATGAACCTGCCAACCTCGAAAACGCGCGATGGATTCATTGGCATATCAGACTTTCGCGGCAATATCATTCGCGCCTTTCAGGGCAACGAAACGGCCGAACTGTATTCCGCCATGCGGCACTTGCGCCTTCGCGCATCGATGGCAAAACAGGACGGCGACGCCAGTCGCCATGCCGAGCTTACAAAAATGTCTCAATCAATCGAGGATGACTTGAAGGCTTACCCCGGCATGTCGGGATTTCATTTCCATTCCGAAGTGATGATCAGAAAAGACCCCGTATCGGCAATGCAGCGCTCGAAGGCGATCGGACTTCTGCATAAACAGGTCGCTAAAGATTCCAATCTGTCTCGCATGGCCGTTCCCGACACCATCATAACCATGTTTAAGCCAAACGATGATTTTACGGACGATCCGTCCTGCGCTCATATCATCACAATGCGCAAACCGGGAGACAACGAAAAGCCTATTGCCGGTCCATTTGATCGATACTTTGGAACTGAAAGCGCGGAAAGCGGACCACTCAAATTAGAAAGTGCATTTTTCGGCACGCGATGGGTCCGGCCTGGAGATATTGATAAGGGTGTTGATTGGTTTAGCGTGGCTGTTTGGCAGCGTTATGCCGAGCCAGTCTGGATGGATATCGCACAAGGCGACGTGCTCTCACGCAAGGAAGCACGTGAGGAAAAGGACGAGGCGCATATAGCGCCACTGCAACTCACTCCCATTCGCCGCTGCATTGATCTTTGGAGTAATCCAGGGGATACGGTTTTTAGTCCGTTCGCCGGTATTGGATCGGAGCTTTATGTCGCCTTGCAAATGGGTCGCAAGGCGTTGGGTGTCGAGTTGAAACCTTCATACTTCAAACAACTGGTTCACAACTGCAAACAAGCGAAAGTCTCACAAGAGGATATTTTCTCAATAGCGGAGAAGGTGTCATGACTCGCGAACGAAAAATCGAACTGGCAATTGAAAGGTGGTTTTCTGAAGAGGGATGGGTTCTGGAACTAGATAATGGTGATCATTTCGCCACGAAGGACATTGAGGAGGTTGATGCAAATTTCGATATAACTTCGGCCGTCAAGGCACATCTCAATATAACTTCACTAGCGCGGGCGATTGTGGAGGATACGGAGTGACACTCGTCCTGCGGCCTTATCAGCGCGAAAGCATTGATGCGCTTTATGCGTATTGGCAGAACGGTGGCGGTAATGCGCTTATCGTCCTGCCTACCGCCGCTGGCAAGTCGCTCGTTCTGGCGACGCTATGTCGGGAGTTGCTTGCCGACTATCCGGACTTACGCATCGCGATAGTGACGCACGTCAAGGAACTGATCGCCCAGGACTTCTCCGAGCTAATGAAGATATGGCCGGCCGCTCCCGCAGGCATCTACTCCGCCGGCATCGGCCGGCGTGACGCTCGTGCCAAAATTCTATTCTGCGGCATACAGAGCGTCTGGAACAAGACAAACATACTCGGTGCAGTTGATGTTTTGCTGATAGACGAGGTGCATCTCGTCTCGCCTAATTCCGAAACGACTTACGGGCGCTTTATCGAGGCGCTACGCGATGAAACGCCAGACTGCCGCGTGGTCGGGCTGACTGCAACGCCATTTCGCCTGAGTAGCGGACGGCTTGATCGCGGCAAGGATAGGCTTTTCGATCGCATTGTTTACAACGCCAATGTCGCGGACCTGATCGAGCAAGACTATCTCTCGCCGGTCATATCGAAAGCTACGGCGCAAAAGCTCGACGTTCGCGGCGTTGCCAAGCGTGGAGGAGAATACATTCCGGGGCAACTAGAAATTGCCGTGGACAAGGATTGGATTTGCAAATCAGCCGCGCAGGAAATGGCGAACTTTGGCGCTGACCGCAGAGCGTGGCTTGCGTTCTGCTGCGGCGTAAAGCACGCGGAACATATGCGCGATGCCATTCGGGCAATAGGGGTTAGTTGCGAGATGGTCACCGGCGAAACAATCAAACACGAACGCGATCGTTTCATCTCTCAATTCCGTTCCGGCAACATTCGTTGTCTTACCTCGGTCGGCGTTCTAGGCACGGGTTTCAATGTCCCGCATGTAGATATGATCGCACTATTGCGCCCAACTCAAAGCGCAGGATTGTTTGTGCAGCAAGTTGGCCGCGGTTTGCGCAAAGCGGAAGGAAAAGAAAATTGTCTCGTTCTCGATTTTAGCGGACTAACAAAACTGCATGGGCCGATCGATCAGATAACATCCAGCGGAGAAAACAACGATAAGGAAAAGGGCGAGCCGCTCGCGAAGGAATGCCCGAAGTGCGGGACCATAGTTGGTCTAGCCATCATGCTATGCCCGACATGCGGGCATCAATGGGAAAAACTAGTTGACGATTTGCCGAAGCATAACGCAACCGCAGATGCCGACACGTCGATTATCAGTAAGGGAAAGCCGACGTGGATCGAAGTCGATTCAGTACGTTACTACATGCATCAAAAGGTCGATTCTCCTCCGAGCTTGCGGGCTGAATATCAATCCGGTTTTACCGTTCACAAGGAATGGATATGCTTGTCACACGCTGGCTTCCCGCGGCAAAAAGCGGAAGAGTGGTGGCTTCGCTGCGGTAAGTCGCCAATCCCGCGAAGCACTGAGGAAGCCCTAACGCGGCTGACCGAGTTGCGCTCGCCCTCGCAAATACAAGTCCGGCCCGATGGGCAATTCTTCCGAATTGTCGCCCGGCGATTTGAGGATCACGATACGATGATGTTGCCGCTATGAGGATCAAAAACCCCCACTCCTGTTTTATCTGTTCGCGCCGATCAGACGGGCTGGCCGTTGGCAAGCCCGATAAGCTCGCATGGTTTTGTGAGGAATGTGGAATCAAATTAGCAAAGGAAGCCTACAGCATGCCCAAGGAATTCGACATATTCGAGGACCGCGCTCTCGCGCGGATTGCCGCCAAGTTGCCGCCTACGGACTTTAATTTCCCCGCATCGGAATTGCCCGCTTTTCTCAAGTGGATGATAGACGATTTTGGGGAAGAAATCCGCAAGGAAATAGAAAGCGGCAAGGCTCCGTTCTGAGGTGCGCTATCGTGCTCGACCAAACGCCGTCTCACCACAATCTCGATATTGCCTTGGACCTTGCGCGCGCAGGGGCTTTCGTTTTCCCATGCCAATCGGCCGGCGAGGACAGGAAGAAACCTTGTCACGGGGTCTACTGGAAATCAGTTTCGACGTGTGACGAGCGTAAGATTAAGGAAATGTGGCGCCGTCATCCCGACGCCGTTCCGGGGATCGATCTTGCTAAGACCGGATTGTTCGCAGTCGACTGCGATTGCAAGCCGAGCAATGGTTTGGCGTGGCTTACCGCGCATGCCGCGCAATTCGGCGATCCGCTGGACGAGCCGCCGGCCGTCGACACGCCCTCCGGCGGTAGGCACCTCTACTATCGCAATGACTTTGATCCTCCGCACGGGAATGGACGTGGTGGCCTACCGCCCAAGGCCGAGTGCGGAATAGATATTCGCGGCGCCGGCGGGTATGTCGTCGGGCCGGGATCGGTATTTACCGACGGGTCCGGATCCTATTATCTACACGGGTCCCTTCTCGACGCCGCTCCTCCTCCCGAGTGGCTTAGGGGTCTATTGCACCCGCCAAAGCTCCCCGTCCCGGTAGCCTTCACGGTCGCAGCCGAACCCGTCTCAGATGTGCGGCTTGCCGCCTATGGCGAGACGGCGCTGGCGCAGGAGCTCGCCGACCTTGCCGCGGCGGGGGAGGGCGAGCGAAACAATGAGGCCAACCGCATCGCCTTCCGGGTCGGGCAACTCGTAGGAAGTGGTTGTCTGACCTATAGCGCGGCCTACGCTGCGTTAGAGGCCGCGGCCCTATCCTGGGGCATCCGGCCCGGCGACCGCGTCCTGGGGCCAAGGGGGACCATTTCCAGAGGTCTTAAGGCGGGGGAAAGCCAGCCCCGCGGGCCGGTCGACGACGTCGGGCCGGCAGTCGAGATACTGCTCGATATGGCACCGGAACCGGTGTCTGCGGAGGACCACGAACTTCCCGAGCATTTGACCAGAGTGCCAGGTCTTGTCGGGGAGATCACGGATTTTATCACCGCTACAGCCCTTTACCCGCAACGCGGGTTGAGTTTGGGCGCGGCTTTAACCTTGGTAGGCACGGCCGCCGGCCGGCACCTCGGGGGGCCTACGCGCTCCGGGACGCACCTCTACGTCATCTGCCTTGCTCCCTCCGGCGCCGGCAAGGATCATCCCTTGACCATGATTGCGCCGATCATGGACGCGGCCGGCTTGCGGGCGCATGTCGGACCTAGTCAGTTCATCTCAATGCCGGCCGTGATTAATTTCCTATGCCGCGTGCCGTTATCGGTATGCGCGATGGACGAATTCGGTAGCTTTCTCAAAAGGATAAATAGCCGAAGGGCCTCGGGATTCGAGGGTGCGATATCCGGGATGTTGAGAACGGCATGGGGTTGCTCGTTCAAGGGCATGGCAACCCCGGAGTGGGCTGGCCGGGCCTCTGAAATGATTTGCTCGCCGGCCCTTTCGATCTTCGGTGCGGTTACCGCGGGGGATTTTTACGGGAGCTTGGAAGGGTCGGATGTGACCAACGGCGTGCTCAATCGGTTTCTGCTGATCGAGACGGCCGCAGAACCGGATGAATGTGTGCCAACCGCGGAGGTGGACCATATCCCGCTTTCGATATCGGAAGGGCTCAAAGGGATTTATGGCCGCAATGTGCTCGGGCAGTTGTGCCAATCGCTAAAGCAGCCAGCCTATGACCTGCTTACGATCGGAGTCGATGCGGAAAAGGTCCGCCGGCAGCTTATTACGGAAATAAAGGATCGTGGCAGGGCAAAGCCAGAGGTGTCGCCGTTCCTTGCCAGGACCGCGGAGAACGCAATCCGGGTCGCCACCATTGCGGCCATCGGGCAGGGGCATATGGAAATAGGTCTTGAGACGATGATTTGGGCGCGGCAACTGGCCATGTGGTCGACTGAAACCATGATCAGGGGCGCGGGCCTCTATATCGCGGATAGCGAGAACCAGTCGATCGTCAATGCCATCAAGCGGGCGCTCGGGGGAGAGGGAAGGGTAAGGCGCAGGGACTTGCTGCGGAAACTCGCCCACAAATACAAGGCGCGAGATGTGGAGGAGGTTCTCAAAACGCTGACTATCGGGACGGAGGAGGTGATGGTCGAAAAGGATGTTCGCAAGAACGGAGGGGGATCATCCTACTTCTATTCGATGGTAAAATGATGGGTAGCGAGCTTTTGAAACGCCGGCATATTTAGTCACGATCGAGCCAGTCCATCATGTCAACGACATTGTTAAATTTAGCTTCTGGGGCTTGGACTTCGAGCCGCAGCAACCGATCGACCATCTCTGGCTCATATTCTTCCGCGCCGCTTGTCACCATCGCGGCAGCGGCTGGCCTGCTCTCACCTTGCGGACCTGTCGGCATCAAATCTCCCTCATGTCCGCTAACACACTAACACACATGTAGTGATTGTTGGTGCCACTAATTCGATGGTAAAATGATGGGTAGCACTGTCAGGAAAATGGCTCCTGACAGTGGCTGACAGTGCTGACAGTGGGCGTATGTCTAGGGTAGATAGTGCAATGGAATACAATTTCTGGTAT